CATAAAGCATTAGTTGACAAAACAGTAAAAGATTATAAATTAAATGTGTATTTTGCATCAACTTTTGGTACGGCTATACCATTTTTGATCCCTGTAATACAAAGATTGTTCTACAATTCAGGGCAACCTTTAAAGTTAGGTGCATATGAACTTGTTCTTTTAAGTGTTTTTGCAATTGCTGAAATATTACACATCAATAATGATGGTATTAAAAGATTAAAAGAAACTCTAAAAGAAAAAGGTATATTAGGATTAGTAGAAAAAATCAAAAATTCACTATTATCAATATATAAAATAACAGCTAAAATAGGTGAGACTGTTGGTAAAACTATGGAACGTTTTATTGAAATGTTTGGTTATGTTAGTCTTGGAATTCCTATTTGGCAAACACTACTAGAAATAACTGAACTTGAAGGCTTTAATATTGACACCTTACCTGAAAAAATATTGGGTTTGACCGTAGGTGCTGGTGCACTTTACCTAAAAAATATAGTTAGTAAAATCCTAGAATTATTATCAAAGAAATAATAAACCATTCTCTTTTCCCATAGTATAAAATCAAAAGGAATTTATAACTTAATGTTTTATCACAAAAACGATTACATCTATCAATTTGTACCAAAAGATTTTGAATATATAACTCACCAGAAGAAGGTAGAGTTTGAAGATAAAAATCTTAAAACATCCTACCTTATTAACATAATACATGAACTCTTAGTTAAATATTATTTCACAAACAATAATGAATTGAAATTCAATTTATCATCTAAAATACTTAGAAAAAAATATGGTGAGTTTTATAATTATTATATGAAATATTTAACTGAAAAGAAATTCATCAGTCTTGTTTCTAATTATTATGTTGGTAAAAAAACCAAAACTTATAAAATAAATGTACAGAATATCTATGATACAATTAGATATAAGAATTATGATAAAATACTAATGAAGAAATTAAATAGAGACATGTATGAAACATCTATTACAGAATTAAACAACAGTCCTATTCCTCTTGAAATTAGAAAAGTTCTTGTTAGTCATTTACCAAAAATAGATATTGATTATGAAAAATCTAAAGATTTCTTAGATGAACTAAAAGTAAAAAAGAAGATTGATTTAAGTAAATATAAGAAAAATGAAATATCAATAGAGAATATAAGTATCAAAAACATATATTTTAAATTTGATTCTTATGGCAGATTCCATACAAATTTCACTATCCTAAAAAGAGAAATTAGAAATGAGTTTATTACCATCAATGGTGAAAATTTGCATGAATTAGATATAACAAACTCTCAACCTCTATTTTTTGCTATTCTTTTAAAGAAAGAAGTTCCACATATCAATGGTGACACCAAAAGATATTTTGAATTGGTTAAAAATGGATTAGTATATGATGATATTATTGAAAAATCAAGAATAACGGATAGAAAAGGTGCGAAAGAGTTGATGTATAAAGTTTTATTTGGAAATAATGAAGATAATAAAAAAGAAAATAGAATATTTAAAAAATTATACCCTTCTGTATATGAGTATATTTTAGAATTCAAAACAGAAAAGAAAAATTATAGATTCTTATCACACAAATTACAACAGATGGAAAGCGAATTTATGTTCAATAATGTAGTATCTGAAATAATTCAAAAATATCCAAAAATGATATTTTTTACAGTACATGACTCAATCCTTTTTCCAAGAAGTTATAGGGATAAAATTAAGGAAATTTTTGATAAACATTTGAATAAACTGTTAGAGAAGATTTAATTCTCTAAGTTTGTATTTTCTAAGATACACTGAAACTTTATAATTTTTAAAAAATTCTTCTTTCAATTCTTTACTTTCAGAATCATTAAGATTAGCACCAAAAATAGAATCAACCACTTCACCACAACTATCTACAATTTGATAACATTCAAATCTTTTTTTATAATTAACACCATCAATTACATCTTTGTCACCATAGGCATCTTTTATAAATCCAATAGATGCATAAAAATTCATATTATTTGGATAAAATTTTCCATCAATCATAGAACCATATTCAAATGTAATATTAAACCCCTGAGGTTTTAATATTCTTTCAAATGCCTTGAAAAACAATTGGAAATTTGGTGTACCATTATATTCACAAAACACATTTTGTGTTTTATCTTTTATATCGGGGAAATTGAAAAAGTCAACATTAAAACCAAAATTTTCCATTTTATCTAACAGTTCTTGATAAACAATTGGTTTATGATTTAGCAACCAATCATTCTTAGATATAAGAAAATTGTACTTAAAATCAATATCACTTTTAGGTAATGAAGTGAAAATTATATGTATGGTGTCGTGGTACATTATATGTTAAGTATTTTTTGTTTAATAAGTTCCTTTGAATTACCTTCCCAATCAATAAAATTTTCATCGTTTTCAATATCCAAAATATTCTGAACAAATTCTTCATCATCATAAACCAAAACCCAAGTACTTACGATTTCTTCTTTTCCTTTACCTCTACTATCATCAAGATACTGATCAAGGATATCATTCATATCATTATCATCAAAATTTGCAAATTTCTTTTTAACAGTAACCAAAGTTTCAATGGATGGTTTTCCACCAATAATGATTCTCTTCTTATAATATAGTACTATTTGGAATTTTTCTGACATTTTTTATATTTTTAAAATCCTAACGCAATTTGTTTAATATCTGAATCATCATCAATTTCTAACTCACCACAATCATCACACTGACCATACTGTTTTTCCCATAATGTGAAAAGATTATCATCTGTCATTTTTGCTGTGACATCACGATAAACAAAATCTCCACCATATGTATTGATAAGTTCACCATCAACAACAATTTCTTCATCTTTCCAATCTACAATGAAATATTCGTTTTCACCTTTTTCAAAATTGAAAACTCTAACACCATTCAAACCTGATTCCTTGGCAACATTAAATTCATCCAATGTCAATGCTTCACGATTTTCAATTTTGATTGTGATATTTTTTATGGCTCCCATTGTATATTTATTTAATTATTAAACATAGTTTTAATTACAATGCAAAGATACAAAAAATTTCTAAACTAAAAAATGGATTGAGAAAATAATTGATATTTATTAATCTACAGTTTCACATTATAAATTATATTTAGATAATGTTATTAAAATCAAATCGTCAGGATATTCTTCTTTAATTTTAGGATTTAAACCAAATTCTTCGTGTAAAGTAAAGATTGCATTTTGTCTAATTTTATCTTCATCATATCCTTCAGGATTTTCTTTTTCATGTTGTTCTATAAATGCTTTTTGAAAAATATATTCATCACCAATATTTTCATCTGTACTTCCTTCAATCAAGTCATATAACTCAAGAACTTTTTCTGGATTATTTGCTATTATATTTCTTTGAATTTTAGGTGATCTTTCGATATAATCTTCTGCGAATTGTTTTTTATAATCATCACTTTCACCACTTTTGAATTCTTTTTCAACACCTTCTCTATCAATGTAATTGATAACTATTTTTTTAAGTTGTTTAAAATCATCATCATATGTATCGTTATAACTATATGTTTTTCTTTTATTATAAAATTCAGGATCTAAACCATAAAATTCTGCAATAATATCTTTTGCTGTATAACCTTCAAATGATCCTTGTAATATAGAATGTGCTACGTCATAACCATTTTCATCCTCTTCTGCTACTGCTCTTATTTCATCATCATCAAATTCATCTAACATATTTTCATAATCATCAGCATCATATAAATCTTCTTCATCCTCACCTTCATTATTATCTAAATATATTTCACGAATTTTAGATTCTTTAGATTTTGTCATATTCTTTAAAATATATTCTTTCACATCATCTTCATTAACATCTTCTAGTGATTGATTCTCTAAATATACTGTTTCAAAATCATTCACAAATTCATCATCTTTCATATTGCCCCATATTAGTGATGGTTGAATATATAATGCTTCATCAAAATCAACATGATAATTTTTATCAAATATTTCTTCAATTAAGTAAAAGTCAACATAATCAATTAAATCATTATTGCGGAAATTTTCAAATATTTTTAGATACTTCATAACTTATATATTTAATCTAAATATTCAAATTCTATTTCTTGTATCATCGAATCTAAGTCATACAAATCATCAGGATCAGGATCAAACTCCATTGCACCTTGGAAAAAATCCCAAGTATTTTTACCTTGATCATCACCTTTTGGTAAAGTGAACCAACCATAGTATTCTTCATTGTGATATGTGAGTGTTCCTGTTGCTCTAATTTCATCACCAAAATCTTCAGTTTTCTCTAAATCAAATTCCATACTATCTCCAGTAAATTTATTTTGGCGTTTAATTTCACCTTGATTTTTTAATATATCAAGATCATTTTGTGATATATTATCTAATCCTCTATCAAGAATATCATTAATTCTTTGTTCTTCAGCTGATGTGAATGATTTATATTCTTTTAAGTATCTCATAAATTATATTTATTTATTTCTCTTCTAACCATAAAATCATTCAAAAAACTATCATTTTCACTTAATCTTTTCACTGATTCTAACATATCATCTATATATATATTTGGGATAGTTATTATATATTGATGATTTGAGTCAAACTCATTTGGTACTTTTTGATATCTCAATTTACTATAACCTAATATGTTATTTTTAGTTTTAATTCTCCAATCTTTAATTAATCCATCTTTTTTAAACCATTCGATCATAATATCAAATATAGATTCCATTTCTTTATTAAAATATAAATTACAAGGCTTTACACCAGATACCATAATATTTCCATCTCTACCTTTATATGTACCATTGTTGAGCATTTCACCATCATCAATCTTATGAAAAAACTTAAACAATTCTCTACTAATTCTCATTTTTTCTTGATACACATGTTTCTGAACATCACTATTATTATTTTCAAATGTTTTTAAATATTTCATAAATTATATTTATTTGCATTAACTATCCAATCAGGAACATCAATACCGAGTTGTCCAATATATTCACCATACTTAGAATATAAGTTAGGATTATGTTCTAATTCAGATATTATAGTTTTAGTGGCATCTACTAACATTTCATTATAAATTTTTCTAAATTTTCCAATTGAAATACTAGCCCATGATTCATTTTCATTTCCTCCCCAATATACTTCATCAATAAATTCTTTTTGATGATGTAATAATAATTCAGCAACAAATGGACATCCTTCAAAATATTCCTCATCAAAATCGCCAATAGGAACATCACTATCAAGTTCATAGATTATATCTATTATATCCGATTTCAAATCATTATAATTTTCAAATAACTTTAAATATTTCATAAATTGCGTTTAATATAAATAACCAAAATAAATATATTTTAGTACTTACACTTTTTATATTTTTTGTGACTACTCTATTCCAAGCGTCAATTGTTTCTTTAACTGTTATGATACCATTATGTTGTTGAACTATATCAACAACTGCATCTTCTGGTGTCATATTTTCATAATATACTCTATAACTCATACCAATTTCTAAATCATATTCTTTTGATATAGATTCCATATATCTCTGTGTTGATTTATCAAACCATTTAACCATTATAATTCCATTATTTTTCCAGAATAAAGATAATATGCAAAAGCCGTCATAATTTTATCTCTACCATACTTTTTACAAAGTTCAGGTATATTTAAATACTCACCATACTTTTCTGTCATTTTATCTTCAAAAATTATTAGAAATTCGTTAAATATTGTTAATGAATTATCTCTAATGTAATTTAATTGAAGTTTAAAAGGATCTTTATCTTGACTTTGTTTTCTATAAAAATCAGATTGTTTTGCTTTATCTATATTTAATGATAATATTTCTTTCGCTTCTTCATGGGAAATATCTTTACTTTGAGTTATTAAAGTTCTAATAATCAACTTTTGTATTACTTCTGAATGTTTACTATATAATTTCTTTATTATTCTTGTAAAATTATCAGCAAATTCTTTTTTAAATTTAACTGTAAAATCATCAAATTCAATAGAACTCGTCTTTAATCGTCTTTTTGCTCTACCTTCATACGACCAATTATTTGATAATAATTTATAAATTTTTGCGTTTCTTGGTATCATTTTATTTATATCGGTAATAGTTGATTGTATTCTATCATCTTTATCCCAATATTCATCACCCATATCATCTTCTTGATAAAAATTATAAACATCAATATATAATTCATTTTTAACTAAAAATATAACATTGATATTATTTTCTGATATTGTAACAAATAAATTATCACCTTTCCTAAGTTCAGTTCTTAAATCTTTCTTATATGTTAATTCTTGCCATTGAACATCATCAGGAAGCGCAAATTGCTTCTGTATATCAACCATAACATCATTTGGTACACCCAAATATGTGAGTGATGATTTTTCAAATAATTTTAATTTTAATAAGTGTTTCATTATTGTTATATATTAAAAATTTTTTTAAAAAATAAATAGAAAAAATGATATTTTTATATTTATATATACATATAAAACAATATAATATGAAGGTTCAAAAAACATTCACAATAGATAATGAAACTTCTAAGAAATTTGATAAAATATCTAAAGATAAATCAATCAATAAATCACTATTTATAGAAAATAGTATAAAAGAATTTATTAAAAAAAATGAAAATAAAAAATGATTTCAGGTATTTATAAAATAACAAATACAAAAACAAATAAAGTTTATATTGGATCTGCGGTAAATATAATTACTAGATGGTATCAACATAAAACAGCATTAAATAAAAATAGACATCACTCTATAAAATTGCAAAGATCTTATAATAAACATGGTAAAAATAATTTTATATTTGAGGTTATTGAAAAAACTGATATAGATGAATTAATATTAAAAGAGCAACACTATATTGATTTATTTGATTGTTATGAAAATGGATACAATTGTATTCCAACGGCTGGAAACAATTTTGGTATGAAACATACAGATGAAACAAAAGAAAAATTAAGAAAACTTGCGTTAGGTAATAAGAATATGTTAAATAAGAATCACTCAGATGAAACAAAAAATAAAATTAGTGAAAAATTAAAAGGTAGTAAATTATCTAAAGAAACAAAAAAGAAAATGAGTGAATCAAGAAAAGGCACAATACTTACTGATGAAACTAAGATAAAAATAAGCATAGCGCATACAGGTAAAAAATTATCAGAAAACCATAAACACAAATTAAGTTTAGCCAAATTAGGTAATAAACAAAGCCAAGAAGTTATTGATCATAGGGCAAAATTAAATACAGGTAAAAAAAGAACTGAAGAAAGTAAAAAGAAAATTAGTGATAAATTAAAAGGATTTGTACGAGGACCCATGTCAGATGAACAAAAATTAATAAGATCCAAGAAAGTAGCATTGTTATCTGAAAATGGAGATATAATAAAAGAGTTTAATAGTATTAAAGATTGTGCTAAATATATTGGATCAGAATCAAAAAGAATTAGTGAGGTTATAACTGGTAAAAAAAATCATCATAAAAAATTCAAATTTAAATTAATAGATTAAACTTATTATTTTAAATCAATATATAGATGTGTGGAATATTCCACACAATAAAAAAATAATTAAATAAATATGAATGAATTGCATGGAGTTACAAAATTTTTTAATTCCGAAAAAGGATTTGGATTTATTAGAGAAACTGAAACAAACGAAGAATTCTTCGTACATGTTTCAGGTTTAATAGACACAATCGAAGAAAATGATGAAGTTAGTTTTGAATTAATTGACGGTAAAAAAGGTAAAAACGCAGTAAACGTAAGAGTTACTAGCTAAAATATATTTTTTAGAAATTTTCAAAAACCTCAAAGAAATTTGAGGTTTTTTTATTTTATCTCATTTTTTAATTTTTTAATTTAATATATAGACTAAGCTACAAAAAATAATCTATAAAAAATGAGAATAAGAAGAATTATGAGAGGTGCATTTTATACAAATGGACTTCAAACAGACTTTGAAGCAGGAAACTTAACTCCAACTTCAATAGGTACAGATTGGTATGTTTACTATACTGATGAAAATAGTGATGCTTGGAAAATAGCACCAACAGGAACAACTAACGCAACAACAAGTCCAATACTTGTTGATTCAACAACAACTGCAATTACAGTTACACCTAGTACATTTACAAGCTATACTGGTGATACACAACAACTAGCAGTTGTTAACCAAGATTCAGTGAATGTAATAAGTGAATGTAACTTTACTTCAGACGGTGCTAGAGTAACTGTTAGTGCAACTGGTTTAATCACTATAGTAGATCCTGGAATTCCTGGAGCAGCAACAATTACTGTGTCACATCCTGATGCAGGTGGATTGAGTGGTTACACAAGTGTATCTGGATATACTTATCCTGTAACATCAGTAGTTGTTGGTCCTGTAGGCTTTACTGGAACCACAACTGGACAAACACAACAAATGACAGTGGTTAACCAAGATGGTTTAGATATTATATCAGAATGTACATTTGTATCATTTGACACTAATATATTTACCGTGGATTCTGCTGGTTTAGTTACAGTAGTTGGTAATGATGGTGATGGCGGATATATAACTGCAACTCACACACTTACTGGCGAATATGCAAGAACATCAGGTTGGGTAGTTATTACTTAATAAGTTGAATTTTTCATTAAATAAAAAAGAGAGTTTAAATTTTAAACTCTCTTTTTTTATGCTCATTTTTTGAGGACTTTTTTGACTTTAAAATATCTATATATAAATAAAATTAAATAATCACATGATAGTAACTGAGAAAATTAAGATGAAAGTAAATGGTACAATGGTGAAAAGATATAAAGAAATGGGATTAATTATTTTTTTGCAGGTGATGAAAAAACATATTTTCCAGATTTTTACATTGAAAAATTTAATTTAGTTGTAGAAATTAAATCAACATATACATACGAAATTAATAAAGAAATAAATGAAGCAAAAAAAGAAGCCACTTTAAAAAATGGCTTCAATTTCACTTTCATTATTGATAAAGATTACTCTAACTTATTGATTATCAATTAGTTTTCATCTAAATCGAAAAAATCACCTGCATCATCAGCATCTTCACCAAAGATATTTTCATCTTCTGGTTCTTTTGTTGATAAATCATCATTAGATGATTTAGAAGCTTTTCTTTCAGTCATAGCCAAATCATTTCCAACTAGAATACCTAAAATTTGTTCAACTTTAAGTTTATCTTCTGAAGTCCAAGCTTTTGCCATATGGTCAGACAAATCTACATCACGGGTTGTTAAAAATTCGGTAATTTTCTCTTTAACTTTAGCGTTAGTAATTTTGTTCTTTCCAGTTTTTTCATCAACTGTAACTGGTGCTGGTTTTCCCATCACTTTAATTGGTGATACTTCTAAGAATGAAGAAGAATCATAATTTGGAAACTCACCTACTTGTTTAATAACAAGTTGGAAATCTTTTCCATTAGCCAAATCAAAAACGTTACAAGGATCGCCTGCTAAACCATCTCTTTGATCTTTGATTTTTTCTTTGATTTTGAAACCATAAGGATAAATTAAAATCTTACCTTCAAGATCTTTGTTCTGAGCATCTTCCATAACCAAAATATATGAATAATATTTTGTGTTTCTGTTGATAAGTTCTGCTTTTTCAACATCTGTAGCGTTTTTAGAATTTTTCAATTTCCAAAACATTGTACAAATATCGCATTTGTCCTCAAAGTTTTTATTACAATCGTAATAACCAACTAATTCTGGATGATTTTTCAAATCAACGTAGTGTTGATGTTTTTCAATAGCCGCAGGTCCGACTTTACCTTCTTTTGTTAAATTAGGTAAAAATCTAATCTTTGCTTTGTATCCTTTTGTTTTGTCTGTGATTTTTGGGCGGAATATCCCATCAAGGTTAGAACCTTTGTTTTCTAGAAAGTTCAAACTTTCATCTTCTGCGCCGACACCTTCAAAAATGTCAACATCATCAAATTCTTCATATTTACTCATAAAGCCTTTAATTGTTTTTTGAATCAGTTAATGCCTGATTATGCCTTAAATTGCTGTTTAATGCCTTTAAAGTACTATATATTATATTCTAAATATGGAAAAAGTTTAATTTAGATTAAATAAAAATAACATTTTTTTGTAATTGGTTATCAGTTATTTAGTTGTGGATTATTTATAAAATATGACTCAGAAATTATTTTCTCATGATCATAGCCAAGTTCTTCTATTTTGTTTATAATAATTGTTCTAACTACCACTAAATTAAACTTCCAAAAGTTATGATAAAAATCTTCAAAAGAATTAACATATTTAAAAATATCAACTTCTTCAAGTTTTTTCATGGTTTCATCTAAAAAATTAACACAAAAATCATCATATGACCATTCATAATTAATTTCCAATTTTTTGAAATCTTCATTAATATTTCCAACAATACCTTTATATACCTTATAATCATCAACGAAAGATTGATTTAACGCATTTAAAAATAATTCTTTATTTTCCTTCACATCCATATATTATATATTCTATTTTGATTGCTCTTTTTTTATATATAAAAAAAAGTAAATTTTAGATGGCGACATATTCTTCAGTTCATTCAAATATATCATCAAATATAGCTAAGATTGATAATAAAATAGATAATTATATCAATATTAAAAATGCTGTTAAATTATTAGATAATTATTCCAACTGGGAAGGATATATAAAATTATATACCGAAGTTCAGAGTAATTTTGATGTTGATGATATTGTATATATCACTTATACAGATTACCCAATTTCTGTAGGTGTGTTTAATTTAGAAAACCCAGACACACCTTATAGTGAATGGAGTATGGGATATAAAGTTTTAGCCGTAAATAAATTGAAAAATGAAGTAGTAATTAATAGAGAATATAATGATATAAAATCTGGTGCATTATTATCAGATCAATTTTTAAGCAAAGTGTCAGTTAGAGGTGGAACATTCACAGGAGGCGTAATTGATGGATTAGTATTCTACAACTCTGATATTTATTCTGGTGCAACATTCACTCAAGGAATATTTAAATGGTGTAATATAAGCGATATTACATTTGATGATAAATACATTGACACAAAAGTTTTATACACAACAAATACATTTTCTAGTAAATTTACAAGAAAAAAATCAAATATAGCAACAGTATATAAAAGTAGAAGATATTGGTATAACACTATTGATAATTGCACTTTATATAACTGTAGTATTAAGAATGGTAAATTTGACAACTCAACATTATTGGGAGTTTCTGGTGTAAGTTATATAACTGATGGAGAATTTTATAACTGCACAATATCTGGATATACTATAAATGGTGGAACTTTTCGTGATTGTATTATAGAAGCAAATTGTAATTGGAATTATGGTATTTGGTATAATAGTAACGGCACAAACGATTTTAGGGCTAGTTGGACTGATGGTGTTTGGAATTCTGGTAGTTTTATAAGTAAGACATGGAGTGGTGGAACATTTAACGCAGGCGTATTCTCAGCCGCAACATGGGTAAACGGCACAGTTAATTTAGGTAATTTCTACTATGCAAATTGGTTAAATGGATTAGTTAGAAATGGTAATTTTTACAATTCAACTTGGACAACTGGTACATTTAATTCTGGGTCATTTGTTGATTCAACTTGGAATAACGGATATTTTAATAATGGAACTTTTTTAGGTTCAACATTTAATGATGGTAATGTTCAAGGTGGATTATTTACAGGTTCAACTATCACAGATGGTAGTATATACAAAGGTGAAATTAATGATGTTGTTATTGAAGGTGGCAATTTTTATGGTTCATTTAATATAAAAGATTCTGAAATTAGTAATGTCACAATTCGTCAAGGAACAGTAGAAAACTCTACAATAACAAGTGGTGATTTATATAATGGGTTCTATTCTGATGTGACTTTTATGGGTAGTGATATTACAATTTATAATGGTAAATATAAAGATTGCTATTTAGAAGATTTGACAGTTAAAAATGGTAATTTTGAAAAATGCACAGCATATAATGTACCATTCTATAATGGAATATTTACTGAAGGATGGTATGAAAATGGTATATGGTATAATGGTATTTGGAACGGTGTAGATAATGTTGGAACATTCAAAGGTAATGTATTTCTTGATGGTGATTTTTATGGTGGATATTTTTCAGGTGACACTGCAACCGCAAATCCACTTGGGTGGAGTGCAGAATGGAGTGGTGGAACATTTCACTATGGTTATTGGAAAGGCGTATATAGAACATCACTACCAATATATCCTTATCCTAAACAAAATTATTCTCAACAAACAAACACAAATTTGCAAACTTAAAACATTTGATGAAATTTGTAATATAATATAAAAAAATATAAAATTATGATTTTTGCAAGTATAATAAAATGGATTACAGATCCTCATAACAGAACAATAATTTTATTTGTCATTATTGCATTATTAGTAGGACTATTCTTTTATCAAAGAAGTAGAACTCAGACATTTAAATTTAAATACGAAGAACAGATAAAAGAAACTAGTAGAATAACAAATAATTGGGACGCAAGCCTTGACTCAATTGTACAAATCTATGATAAAAAGACTGGTATATTAACTGGAACAATATCTGGATATGAATTAACAATAAATGAATTAAATGGTAAATATGATAAATTATTTTCACTTTACACAATTGAAAAAAATAAGCCACCAAAAGTTATAATAGAAGTTAAATGGAAATATAGAGATAGTATTGTTGAGGTGCCAACATATATACAAGGTGACACTTTAATAGCATTATATGATACTGCAAGTTATGATAAAAATAATTGGAGAATTATTAACGTAAATATACCATTCAAATTTACTGATTCTGAATTTGCAACATTTCCTG